TGTCTTACTCTGCTGAGCTTGTGCTAGAAGCTCCTGTGTAACCTGTGTACTACCAAAGTACGAGTTAAGAAAAATCGCTAGGTTAGATGTAAGTGCTAACTGCTCACCAGGCGTTAATACATAATCTGTACTTAAATCTATAAATGTAGGTAAAGAATACCAACCATTAAAAGTAGCTACCATATTAGCATTAGGGATCGGAGAGAACCTGGCAACATTCGCGGGTGTACTAGTTTCGTACCACATAGCAAGAGGCGTAGCAGGAGGCAAAGTCAGATAAGATGAATAAAGTAAATTCCATTCTATAGAGCTAACGGAATTAGCGTAAGAACTTGTAGGACCTTCTACAATAGTGACCTGATCTGAACCAAGTGCAACACGAGATGGAATTGCAATACCAGCTCCAGGAGTTATAGTATAAACTGAAACACCATTTTCTAAATTAAGCTCTATAGGTAGTAATTGATAAAGATATATAGAATCATCAGTCCACTGGTCAATCAAATCTAACAGAGCTTGAAAGCCTCGATTAGCGTCAGCCGATGAGAGAGTCTCGCCAGGTGCGTAGACATTAAGTTTCTGAAGAGCATCAGTAATAATATCATTCGCCGTAACTGGAGTCTCGGACAAAGTTAGCTAACCTTTGCTTGACGCTTACTAGGTTGAGCTTCAACAACTTCAGCCTCAGCTACTTTAACGTTCTCTTCTTCTTTCTCCTCTTCGATAGGAGCCCACTTAGCACGAACAGAAAACTCTTCAGCAGGCGTCTTAACTAGAACGCTATCCTTACTTGGCTTACCGTCCTTATGAACCCACATCGGGTATTTACTAGGATCAGGTGCTTGAGGAAATCTCGGATCATGAACAAGCACGCCGTCTTCCCAGCGCGGATAATCCGGCGTCGGCGTAAGATCAGGCTTATTCGGATCACGTGCGATCAGCTTGGGTTTGCCTTCCGAGTCTTTTTCCCACTTCGGGTACTCATCAGGATTATATTCTTCCTCATCTATCGTACCGTTAAGGACGGCTTCCAGAGCGTCGCGCTTGTATTCACCAGCGGGTTTATAGCCCTTTTCAGACCAAGCTTCTTCTTCTTTCTCATTACTAACTGTCACGTCAGGAAACTTAGCCGGCTTAGCCGGTACAACAAAAGTCCCCGTAATTCGACCGTCTTCGATCTTAGCTTCGATTCTAGCTGGAACTTCAGCTACGTACTCGGTGTGGCGCATCATCTTAGGATATTCATGATGATCCTTCATAATAGCTTGCGGCTCACCGAAGCGAAGATAGCCTTTAGCTCGATACTCGGCCTCATGCTGAGCACCGTTGACCATTACGTTTGGAAACTGCTCTGGACTAGACAGCATATTTCCTGTCGCGATAGTCGCGGCGCGATGCTGAGGGTGGACGAGCGTAATAGGATAACCAGGCTCGACTGCCATAACTAAGTTCCTTATTCGGCTGCTATAGAAAAAGCCAACTTAGGTTGACTTAACTCGATTATCTTCTTTTTAAGAGCCACGTTAAAGTTCCCTTTCCAGGCTTTCGTGCCCCGATGTGTGAAGTCAATGTCAGGATCAGTCCAAATCTGGAAGCCAAGATTACGGACCATAACCGAGAAGAAAAAATCCTCGCCCCACCAGCGGCCGATTTTACCATTCGGCTCATCTGGAACGAAGCCTGTTCTGAAGATATCCCAACTCCAGACAGTTCCCTTTACCAGATCGTCTGAAGGATAATAGCCGCTATCATCAGCACAGGCTTGTAGCACATCACGATGTATGCACATGAAGCCTGTCGGCGCAAGTGCTGTTAGATAAAGCCCGTTCTGCTCGATCGGAGCCGTACTCCCGTCATCTTTCTTTTCAAAAAGAAGCTCTACCGGGTATTCTTCGCTATCGCTCTTCTTAGGATAGATACCACAGACAACTGACCCGGCGTGCTTAACTATTCTAAGAGCAGCTTGAGCTGAGGCTCCAACATCGTCATCCCAGAAGAAAGCAAAGTCGGCGTCCTTATGATCAACCAGGAACTCACTTGAGAGTTTATTCCTAGCTTTGTGAACATAAGGATCGCCGCCAAGGTAACGCCAAACAGTTTCGATACCGTTGGCATAAAAAAGGGCCTGCGTATCTGAGGCCGATATCTGAAATTCTATACAAGGATGCCTAGTCAGAGTCGGAACTAAGAAGACGACTTTCATAAACTCAGCTCGTCAGTTGTTTTACCGCCCACATGCAAGACTCTTCAAGAGCTGTCATTGCAAGCGAACAGTAACGTCCAGGTGCTAATAGCTGAAGCCTCATCTCGACCTGCTCATAAGCATATTTCAGATCGTCATGTGCTTTCTTTTCCTCATCTGTCAATGCTCTATATCTAGATCGGAATCGTGAAAGTGGTTCGTTAACGTCCTTAGATTGGCGCTCATCAGGAGCTCCTTCATATAAGTCTGCCATCGACTTCTCCTAGACTGCTGGTGAATCGGCCGCGATAGCTCCGAAAGCTTCGTTATTACTCATTAGGCCCATAGCTCCCATGACGAGACCAGGCTCGGGACCCATAGCAGCCAACTGAGTATTAGCACTACCTGCCGCGGGAATGGTATCGGGATAAAAACCGATCACATACTGCTCGCTTGGCGGCGTAATAGCACTCGCGGTCACGTTAGCGAAGTTGAGCGCGAGCGTATTAGCTGCTGACACTCGCGCACCTGTAAGGGCGAGACCCTTCTGCTGGCTAGGTTTGCTAACCTCAACAGGCTGACCCGAGACAAGCCCTGTGACAGTAAACGTCTGTTCGGCCGTCGTATTCGCGGCGACCGAAACCGGCGTCAAAGTCGCCAAGATACGTTGCATAATGGGCTGAACTCTAAGCCCACGCGCAGCAAAGAACAGATACGCCTCGCCTGCTGTCGGCGTAATAACCGTCGCTGTCGTGACGTTCATAAACGTAACGCCGACTTGATTCGGAGCGACAACTCTAGCACCAGTAACAAGCAACCCGGCTTGAAGCGTCGGCTTACTAACAGCCACGACCATGCCGGGCTGAACGCCATTAACGGTAAAAGTCTGCTCGACCGTAGTAGCAGCCGCGACAGAAGCTGGCGATAACGTCACGCTCGGGAACTGAAGCGCGGCCGAGGCTGTAACAACGAGATAAGCTTCAGTCGTCGTCGGCGTAATAGTAGCTGACGTTACGTTGCCGAACGAAACGTTAACAGTGTTGGTAGCCGAAACACGTGCTGTTCCAACAGCTAAGCCAGCTTGACTCGTTGGCTTAATAACAGCAACGACCATATCCGTCGCCGCCACACCAGTCACGGTCATAGCATACTCATTAGTCGTGTTAGCTGCGACCGTGGCAGGTGTCTGTGACGTAGTATAAGTCTTAAGCAAGCCATTCGCGCCGGCGAGTGAGCCCTGAAGAATCTGCGGACTCGGCGTAGCATTATAGAAGCTAATGTTATCGCTAGCACTCTGACCTAAGATAGTCCCGGCCGTATTGCCGTCACTAAGTTGGCGAGGATTGACTTCAGTAACAGTAGTAGCAACGGGCATCTTACCTGACTCCTAGAAAGAAGCTAAGACAACAGTAGCGTTCGACCAGAGCTTTTCTCGGCCGAGTGCCACTTGAGTATTAATCGCGCTAGCTAGAGCTTGAGCTGTCTGTGACGAGCATTTCGGACTTACTCGCAGTGGATTTCCCTTTCGATCTTCCACTACGACCTGATACAAAACCGGCCGCATAACGTGAGCAAGAAGAGCTCTCTGCTCGTCGCGCGGGAGCTTATTAATCGGCCGATAGTCTGGAAAACCAGTCGGGTTTCCGCCGCTGGCTCGAACACTAGGCTTAGCTTGTGCTGGCGAATTAGGTGGGCTAGTCGCAACTAGCGTAGAGTGGGCTTGATTCATCATGAGGTCAACCTAACTCCCATTTCAGGATAGTACGTTGCCGTACCATACAAGATGTCCATGCGAGCCGGGAAGACGTCATTCTGGATATCATAAGCCCGGATAATACGCATCGACACGCCCTTATAAGTCTCTCGGGCGGCGAAATCGACCCCTTCTGGTATCTCCATCGGAACCGTAACAAGCCCGAAAGTGTCGCGAACGAAACCGAGGCTCTGCGGATACGTAGTAGCGCCACTAGTCAGTACGAGCGTAATAGCGGCCAAATTGGCCGGGCTTACGTCCACGGTCTGATACGGATTACCAGGCGCCGGGCCAGCCAACGTAATCGGCGGGCTTATCGGAATCGTAGCGTTACCGCCAGAGTCAGAGTTAACCGGCGCTGTAACGACGAAATCCTGAAGCGAGCCCGTACTAGTACGTGACTGAGGATTAACAGCATGAACACCGGCGAGCGTAATCACATCGCCGACGTTAAGCAAGCCTGTTACGCTAGCGGTCCAACCCGTTGTAACAAGATTGCTTCCTGTTTGATTCGCGCCATTGACAAGTGGCGTACCACCATAAGCGCCAGTGAGCTGACTCTGCGCGTTCTGATCTCCATAGATTTCGAAGTTAGCGATATTAGCTAGGAAGCCCTTAAGAGCAGGTTCAGCAACGCTTCGAACGTAAAGTGAAATTAGAGCCGCATCTAGGCTCCAATATGCTTGCGGGCCAAGAACGAGACAACGGCCATCCTGCTGAACCGCGCCCTCGTCCATGCGTTGGCCAACAGCCGCGACGCTGGAGTACGAGCTCGGAATCGTTCCGGCGGTTCCGACTACGTTCCAAATCTGGTTAAAATTCAACATAACGTCGAAATCTAGCCTATTCGCAAGCGTAGCTGCAGCCGGCTTAAGATAGCGCTCGCTGAACTCCTCGATCGTAAGCGTAAGTTCGTTCGAATTGAACTGAAAGTCAACGTGACGCTGATTCGAGATCGTAATACTAGTAGAAGGCTCCGTAACGTTCTGAATCTGCAAGCCCGGGCCAGTGCTGATCTGGAACCTATTCGGCTTGCGAATCGTCAAGCTAGAACCGATCTTGACGAACTGATTCTCGAACTGCCGGTTAACCTTGCCGGCCATAACAAGGTTGTTTTCGAGAATTACCAGCGTCTCTTTGCTGATAATGCTCGGAGTAAGAAGACTATTATCTGCCACGGGGCGTCTCCGTAGAGAGGGCTAAACTCGCGCTCTCTAGTAAAAAGGAAAGGGAACGAGCGTTCTCAAGGCTCGTCAGCTATCAGGTTGAGTTACGTCTCCACGGATAAGCCCAAAAGCTCGCTTGCGCTCGCTAAGCCGTTTGGTTCGGCTGAGTTTACGCCCTCCGGCGAAGGAGTGCTGACGCACTCCGCCTGGAACAAGAACCCTCCAGTTAGGCTTAGTTACAGTCGGTAATAACGTAGACACCCATCGGATCTAGCTTACCTAAAGCCTCAAGCCTCTTATATTCGTCTCTTGACATAACTCGTTTGCTATACCACTCAGTGAAGCTCATAAATAGAGGCGAAACTGTAAGAGGGCCGAAATTTACACGATAAAGCTTCTCGTCCATTAGTGTAGTGCCCGACCGCCGGGCCGACGCGCCGCGAGTATCTCCGGCGTCCTACGCGCCGCGTACTCTTCCATAGTTCCCTCGTTACCAACTTCAGCTAGCGATCGCGTCGTCGCGTTCGCGTTCGAGCCTGAGATCGGATTCGGCGGAGCCGGGGCAAGAACAACAGCGGGCGGCGTAGCTACAGCAGGCGCAACCGGAGTAGCAGCCGTAGTACTAGCTGGCGCTGGAGTAGCAGTAGCCGGCGCTGCTAGGCTATTCGTAACCGCCACTGTAACCGGAGCTTCTAGACCAAGTTTAGTAGCTAGTCGGCCCATTGCTACGGCCTGCTTAATACCATCTGACATCGGCAAACCAGCTCTCGGCGTTCCCGGTGGGTAGACTTGGCCTGGAATAACCATGCCTGCTATCTTCGCCGCTTCGTCAGGATGCTTGCCAAGATAGTACGCAATTTCAGTACCGTCGTCTGAGTTCATAATAACAAGAGCCATCGCGTCGCTAATCGGCACGTTTGGGCTCTCGGCGACTTCAATGAAGTCTTCGTATTTAGTCAGCGCCGCTTCGCGCTTAGTTTCCCAAGATGTTCTAAGAGCGTCGGCTTGCTGGCGCTCCGTATCGAGCCTAGCTTGCTCTACGCGATTAGCCTCGGCGACTCTAACGGCTTCGGCGCGAGCTTCCTCAGCTTCAACTTGCCGGCGCTCCATTTCGGCCGCGGCTCGCGAAGCCGCTTCCGACGAGGCCCAAGTAACAAGAGCAGCTTCATAACTCTCCGGGTCAGAATAATAATCGCGAGTCGGCCTAGCAGAGATATCTTGAGTCGTAGTCGGAGCTGGAGCTTGCGCGCTAGTTCCAATCTTAGAGATGGCTTCTAGAGCTCGCGTCAGCTGCTCTCCTTGTTGAGTAACAAGATTCTCTAGTCTTTGAGCGCGCTCTTCAGCTTCTCTTCTCTGTCGTGTAATCTCCGAAAGACGAACGCCAATCGGTTCTCTAGCTGGAGCCGTGGGAGTAGCCGGAGTCGGAGCTGGAGTAACTGCTGGATCTCCAGCAGGAGCAGCTGCTGGATCAGCTACAGGTTCTGTAACTACAGTCGCAGCTGGATCAACTGGAGCTGCGCTCGGCATATCGCTCGTCGCACTAAGAGCCGGGGCGTTTGCTGGCAAAATATCGGCGGGCAAGATAATTCTCCTTACTTACTTAGGATCATAGAGCCTCGGATCACCTTCCGGGTCCGAATTGCTTAGTACGTCCTCACTTGCTTCTTGAAGCATCTTAGTTAGCTTTAGAATCTCATACGGATTCAACGTGTAAGTACCACGTCTAGGTACGACAAAATCAACATGACCGCAAAGAGTACCTGATGCTACGAATTTACTGTCATTAAGATCGACTTCAAAGCGCTTGGCTTCATATAGTGGTTTCTCGAACGATACAACACTCATTTTGTTTTCCTTGAAGCCGGTTTACGCGCGCTCGTTGAAGCAACGCGAGATAGGTGAGACTTCTTCTCAGCGGCGAGTTTCTTAACAGCATCTAAGCGCTTAGGATCGCGCCGGACTTCCTCAGCATGAGTCATATGATGAAGGTCTTCTTCAGTGCGCCACTTATCAGTACCGGGCATAGTGACTTTAGCCATTACTAATGGCTCCCTCTTGTCTCTCACCAGAGCCTTTAGTTAGGTCCGCATATAAGCCTAGGACTTCTTTAGCAAGATCATGAAGATGATCAGCCTCAGCGCGCCGATCTTCAGCAGCTACCTTAGTCGCCGCGGCTTGAGCTTTCTGAACGACGCCAAGTAGCTGAACCTCGAAGTTACGATTAATCCTCTCGTGCGCCAACTGACGGTCTTGATTACGGTCGTTAAGCTGCGAAATAAGCTGCTGCCGCTCTTGCGTCATCTGCTGTAGCTGATTCTGAAGCTGACCTAGCATGGCTTGAATCTCAGGCGCTACATCGCGCATCTCTGGTTGATTAAGCCCCGGTGGAAGTGTCTTAGCGAGACGAGTAGCGATTTCTTCTGAGCCTTCCCAATCTTGATTCTTAGCTACTAAATCAGCTATAAGTGGCGCGCTAGTCGGAATAGCTCTCAAGAAATCCATCATACTTTCGGCTGTCTCGATTCGTCTCGTTGCATAACTCGGGCCAATCGTAACCGCGACGGCGTACTTACCATAAGTCGGGTCGAATGCGCGCATAACGCGCTGCGTTTCAGGATGCTGTTCCTCATGAACGGGCTTAGACCCAAACGGATCGACTCTAACTTGCTCATCAGTATCGTCATCGCGCAAGATCGTAAGGACACGATTCGGGCGATTATAAATCTTAGGAATTAGATCAGCAAAAATCTCGCCCGTATGTCTAAGACTATGCATAAGATTATCAATTAAGTTAAAGCTACCTATATCGCCAGAGCGCCTAAGCTCTCTAAGGGCACGACCCGACTCATCGTAAGTACGCTCATTAAGAGTCGCGTCAAATCTGACTCCCGTTGTAGTGAGCATGTCTTGACCAGCGTTCTGAGCTGCACTAACTACACCAGCGTCGATACCAACGGGTTGCTGACGCTGGGGCGGCGGAACCATATGGCCATGTATCTCGGTAGCCTTATAAGGCAAAAAAGCAAAGCTCTTATTATTGGCTTCCTTCCAAGAACCTTCGTAACCTTCTAGTTGACCTTCTGCTATAATATAGGGCGCTTTCGGAGCTAGCGCAACGCGCTCTGTCTCACTAGTTCTCCAGTAGTTATACATACGCTGAGCATCTTTGGCTTGTCTAATTAAGCCCCAGAGCTTAACTCGGCCCTCGATATCAATCTCATCTCCAATCACTTTTACGATCGGAATCCACCTACCGGGCCACTCTGTTCGCTCTAAAATATCCTTAGCAGTTATCTTATACCACCAAATCTTCGGAACAAGCGACCGGCGCGAGCTAACTATCGAGAACTTGTCTAGGACTTCTTTCTTAAGTTCATCGCGCCAACCTTCGAAGCCGTTCTCAAGCAAAACAAGCTCGCGCTCTTCTTGAATAATCTCATAATACTCAGCTATCCTAACCGCGTATTGATCGACCCAATTCTTTAAGCTATCGCCGAAACCGCCCATAACCCAGGGCATCGGATCAGCTTTCGGCCACTTAAGCTTAAACTCATCACGCTCGATCATTTCGGTAATGAAGCCGAACTTGGCGTCAGAACCGTCGATCTCAGTATTATCCGGGTCGAGATAAACCGAATAAGCGTTACGAATTCTCTTAACGCGAATTACTTGATCAAAGGTATCTGGCGCCTCATACTCGGTTATGATCCGCCAATAACCCCAGCCTTTTCGTGCGGCCGACTCATAACCAGTATCATAAGCCCTATCGGCTCTAGACTGGCGTTCTATATCGCGAACAAGACCGCGATAAATCCTGGCAACATCAATGTCGCCGCGATCGCCTATAGGATGATAGTCAATGGTCGGTCGATTCTGTCGCTGATCATTAGTAACTTGCTTAACAAGCACTGGAAGCTTGTTCATAGTCAAGCACGGGCGCTTCTCAGAATTACGCCGCGCTCTTACGTCAGCGGGCCATTGGTCACCAGAATAGAACTTGTCGTCATCAAGCCCGTCGCGACGGTTATCGGCCTCTGCCGAGATACAGCGCTCAAGACGTTTCCTCGCACGCCCAAGAATTTCATTGTCTTCTTCGACTTGATCTTTAGTCTCGGCTCTAAGAAACCTGACTTTACCATCTTGACCATCGTTAAGCGAAGTCGGGGCGATACGATT